TATTCTAGAAAAAGGAATATCTTCAAATACCCCTAAGGCGCCAGATAAAAATGATGCGGTAATGGAAATTGCAACCATAAAATTACCACCATATCTTTATAATCCAGCAAATGCAGTAGTGACATTAAAGGATAATAGAAGATATACAATGAGAGATATTGGTTTAATTGAAGATAGGGTAGAAAACTTAGAGAGAGTTACTTCATTGTCTTTACTTGAAGTAAATACGCAGACTTTACAAATTCAAGATGCTGATGGCAATAATAGATTTAAGAGTGGATTTTTTGTAGATGATTTTAAAAATTATTCCTTCATTAATAGGGGATTATCTTCTATTAGAGTTAATACATCCACAAATGAAATAACACCGATTACTAGTAGAAATTCACTTAAATCACAAATTGCACCCGAATCTGCAGTTACTGATGAAAATTTAGATTTTTCGGAAAATTTTAAGTTACTAGATCCAAATGTTGTAAAAACAGGAAAAGCAGTAACTTTAAAGTATGAATCTACTGGATGGATAGAACAAGCATTTGCAACAACAGTTGAAAATGTAAATCCGTTTAATGTAATTGTTTATAGTGGTGATATTAAGTTAAGTCCGGAAATTGACAATTGGGTGAGAACAGTTCAACTTCCAGATAAAAATATTGACATAACATTAAATTCTAGTAGAACGCTTACTAACAATTTAACAAGTGATGTTTTTGTTACTCTAACACCGATTAATACTCAAACGAGTAAAACTGTTAATTTGCCAACTATAAGGGGAGGAGGTAATAGAACTGTAACGTCCTCAACTGATACTGTAACGTCCTCAACTGCCACTAATACTACTTCTACTATTTCAACAACTGAAAATTTTGATACCACAAGCAATACTGATACAACGATAAGAAATGTATTAATATCTTCATCTAAGGAATCATTTATGAGATCCAGAAATATTCAATTTTCTGCATCTAATATCAAACCATCTACACAATTTTATCAGTTTCTTGATGGAAATAGTGGAGTTGATTTTATTCCAAAATTAATTGAAATATCAAACCCATCTAAAGCATTTGTGGTTGGGGAAACCGTTGTGGGAACATTTGGTGGTAATAATTTAATTTCATTTAGAGTTGCAACACCAAATCATAAGTATGGTCCATATAATGCACCATCCACTACATATACAATTAACCCATATATTAGAACCGAATCCATAGCATCTGGATATAGTCAATCATCAAAAATTTTGAATATTGATACTGTTTCATTATCAGAAGAGGCTCAAGGAAAGTATTCTGGATATTTACTTAAGGGTATGCAATTGGTTGGTCAGACTAGTGGTGCTGTGGCAACTGTTGGTGATTTAAGACTTATTTCTGATAATTTTGGAGACTTGATTGGAACCTTTTATTTAAGAAATCCAAATACAATCCCAACTCCAACTGTAAGAATTTCTACTGGAACTAAAACATTTAAGTTGAGTTCAAGTTCAACAAACGATCCAGGTCTTCCAGGAAGTTCAGATACTTCAGTTGCCGAAACAAACTTCAATTCTGATGGTACGCTTGAACAGTGGGAAAATACTGTTACGGCAACTACTAAAAATCTAACAACAAAAACATCCACTAATCTTACAACAAATACAACAACTTCAGTAACAACGATAAACACTCATACTAGAACAACTATCCAGAGATTTGTAGACCCTCTTGCACAATCTTTTGTTGTTGGTGGAAATATAGAGGCTCCAGATTCTTCTAGAGAAGGATTGGCAACTGATGATTCTAATGGTGCCTTTTTAACTGCCGTTGATTTATTCTTTGCCAAAAAAGATAGTGGAAATGCTACGGTAAAAGTTGAAATAAGAACTGTAGAACTGGGAACACCCACAAGGATTGTTATTGGAAATTCGGTTACATTAAGACCAAGTGAAGTAAATGTTTCTTCAGATGCTTCTATTGCCACTAAAGTTACTTTTGATGAGCCAATTTATCTTCCACCTGGGAGAGAATATGCTGTTGTAATTATTTCAGAAAATAGTGATCAGTATGAGATGTGGACTGCGGTCATGGGAGAAAAAACTGTTAATACAAAAGATCTTCCAGATGTTAGTGCCGTCACTTATTCAAAACAGTTTGCGATGGGAAGTCTGTTTAAATCCCAAAATGGATCCATATGGACAGCAAACCAATATCAGGACCTTAAATTTAAACTTTATAAGGCACAATTTATTGAAAATCAACCAGGAACAGCATTTTTCTATAATCCAACATTGGATGAAAGTAATGGATATGTTCAGACATTAGAAAATAATCCATTAACAACATTACCCAGAACTGGTTCATTAGGAATTACCACAACAACAGATTCATCAGTAATCTCAAATTTAAGTAATGGTAGAAAAATTGTAGATGGAACAAAGAATTATGTTTATGGATATGTAAGTGGAACAGGGAGTGCAGTGGTAACAGTAGGATTAACTACGGGTGGAAGTAATTATGTTACGGATTCTAATGTAAGTACTTATAATATTACTGGAAATGGTTCTGGACTTGTGTTGAATATTACTGCCACTAATGGAACAATTACTGGAATAACAACTGCAAATTTAGGAAATGGATATGCGGTAGGAGATGTTGTTGGTATTGTAACTTCTACAGTAGGTACTGGAACTTCAGTGCGTGGACGTGATGCAAGAATTACAATTTCATCAATTACTGGAGTGGATACACTATACTTGGAAAATATTCAAGGGGATACTTTTACAGTTGGTGGTGGATTAAATTACTATGATAATTCCAATACAATAGTTTCTCTTGCAAGTACTGTAATTAGAAATTTTGCACCTTCAACTAATCAATATTCTGGAAATTATGTAAGAGTAGAACATTTCGATCACGGAATGTATGGAAATACAAATAAACTTAGAGTTTATGATACAGAATCTAGTACTGCACCAGTTACAATTACTTCATCTCTAACCTCAACATCAACAACAATTTCTGTTGCAATTGGAGATACTTCAAACTTTGCAACTTTTGAAGGAGTTTCCGTAAGTGGATCTAATCCTGGATATGCAAAAATTGGAAACGAAATAATTAAGTATGAGTCTATTGGTAGTGGATTCTTGGGTACTATTACCAGGGGTATTGATTCTACTATTTCAATTGATCATGGTATCAATAGTTTAATGTATAAGTATGAATTAAATGGAGTTTCATTACGCAGAATTAATACAACTCACGATATTAGTGATTTAGATATCGGATTGGATGGTTATTATTTGGAAATTGATAGAACTGCAAATGGAGTAGATAGAAGTGGTGATGGATCTCCTGCAGGAATGCCCCAACTGCAATTTACCTCCGAAGCAAACTTAGGAGGTTCTAAAGTTCTTGCAACTGAAAATATTCTTTATAGTTCCGTGGTGCCAACATATGACATCATTACTCCAGGATCTTCGACATCAGTTTCCGCTGTGATTAGATCTGTTTCTGGAACAAGTGTAAGTGGAAATGAGACTTCATTCTTGGATAATGGATTTGAACCAGTTCAGTTGAATGCATTAAATACACTAAAAACTGTGAGACTCGTATGTTCTAAAGAGAATGAAACGGAATATCTTAATAATTTACCTAGAAATAAATCATTTACAACAGGAATAACTCTAAGTACAACAGATTCTAATATATCACCCATAATATTTTTAGATACTGCATTTACCGAGTTTATTTCCAATCGTCTAAATAGTCCAGTTTCCGATTATGCATTAGATGGAAGATCTAATTCCATACTAGATGATCCACACGCAGTAGTGTATGTTTCAAGAGCAGTAAATCTGGTACAACCAGCAACCTCTCTTAAAGTTATTTTATCTGCATATCGTCACGAATCTGCTGATTTCAGAGTTCTGTACAGTTTGGCTAGACCAGATTCTTCTGAAGTTGAACAATCATTTGAACTATTTCCTGGTTATGATAATCTTACATCTACGGCATCCGGACTTTCGGTAGTTGATTCTTCTCTAAATAACGGAAAACCTGATTCTTTCGTAAGTTCTAGTTTGGATAATCAATTCAAAGAATATGAATTTACCGCAAACAATCTTGGATTGTTTAATGGATATGTAATTAAAATTGTAATGTCCGGAACTAATCAGGCATATCCACCAAGAATTAAAGAACTTAGGACGATTGCTGTAAGATGATTAGAGTAAAGGGGCATACAAATCTTTATAGGGATGAAAATAGCGGAGCTATTGTTAATTGCGATTCTGTCGCATATAATCAATATCTCAATATAGTTAATAATAGAGAATCTCAAAAAAAAGAATTGGATATGATTAAACAAGATATTGGCGAAATTAAATCTTTATTGAGAGAATTGCTAAATGGATCCGAATGATATTGAATTGAAAACTATCAATAAATTGTTTGAATATGAAAAACATTCTAGATTTATAGACGAATTAAGTGTTGAGGAATTAAAAAATTTTTCAAAACTTTACTGCAAATTATACTTAAGGCAGCAAGAAGTTTTAGCAACTATGAGTAAGATATAAATAAATTGTAGAGCTAAAAAAGATAGATGGCAGCAGTATACGTTAATAACTTAGTCATCAATTCTGGTTCTGATTTTAGTCAGTCCTTTACTTTAGAGGGATCTGATAACAATTCTCCACTAAATTTGAACAATTATGAAGTTGATGCTCAGATGAGAAAGTGGGCTGGTAGTTCTACAGCCATAACTTTTACATCTTCAATTGAAGAACCATCTACTAGTGGTAAAATATTAATATCATTATCGTCCGAAGAAACATTATCTATAAAACCCGGAAGATATGTTTATGATGTTGTAATTACTGATGTTTCTCAAATCAAAAATCGCGTCATTGAAGGAATGGTTCTCGTAAGAGAAGGAGTAACTAGGTAATGTCCGATATAAGAGTAAAAGTTGGACAACAAAATACTATAAAATCTAGGGTAGGTCAGCAAAATACAGTTAAAGTTGTATCTAGCGTTTCTGGAGCTGCTGGTGGACTTGCCTTTACTGCAGAAAATGTAATTGGTGGCATAGCATCAGTTACATCTCTTAACGTTAGTGGATTATCTACATTTATAGGTGTTACAACTTTTAAAAATAATGTTTATATTGATGGTGATTTATATGTTAATGATGACATTTTCTTTGATGAATTTACTGCTCGTAACATTAACGTAACTGGAATTGGTAGTATTATTACACTCAATAGTGTAAACTCTACTTTAACTAATATTAATTCAACCGGAATTAGTACACTTGGTATTGTTAATGCATCCCAATTTTATGTTTCCGGTGTCTCTACTTTTGTAGGTGTTACAACCTTTAAAAATAATGTTTATATTGATGGCGATCTTTATATCAGTGATGATTTAGTATTTGATGAATTTACTGCTCGTAATGCAAATATTACTGGAATCCTTACAGTAGGACAATCAATTTATTATCCGATAGGACAACCTTATGGTGTTGCATATTTTGATTTAAATGATCGGTTAGTTTCTACCGGTACTACTTCATCGGCAATATCAGAAACTAACTATATACTTACAACTGACAATTCAGGAATACCAACCTGGTCTAGTGTTATAGATGGAGGAACCTATTAGTGTCTAAACCAGCAAGTAGACAAGATCTCATAGACTATTGCCTAAGACGCCTAGGTGCTCCTGTACTGGAGATTAACCTTGCCGATGACCAAATAGATGATTTAGTGGATGATGCCCTACAGTACTTCCAGGAGAGGCACTTTGATGGCGTAGAAAGAATGTATTTAAAATATCAATTGACACAGGCAGATATTAATAGAGGTTCTGCCACAACCAATGGTGTTGGGATAGTTACAACTACTGGAACATCAACAAATGTAAGTGGATTGGGAACTATAACCTCTAATTTTTACGAAACATCAAATTTTATTCAAGTACCAGATTCCATAATTGGAATAGAAAAAATATTTAAGTTTGACACCAGTTCTATTTCTGGTGGGATGTTCAGCATCAAATATCAGTTATTTTTGAATGATTTATATTATTTTAACTCCGTTGATTTATTACAATACTCTATGGTTAAATCTTATCTTGAAGATATTGATTTTCTACTAACTACGGATAAACAAATTAGATTTAATAAAAGACAAAATAGAATGTATTTGGATATTGATTGGCGAGCGCAGCAAGTAGGTAATTTTTTGGTAATTGATTGTTATAGAATTTTAGATCCAAATACCTTTACTAATGTTTATAATGATAGTTTCTTGAAAAAATATTTAACTGCCACTATGAAAAGACAGTGGGGTCAAAATTTAATTAAATTTAGAGGAGTCAAGTTGCCCGGAGGAATTGAACTGAATGGTAGAGAATTATATGAAGATGCTGAAAGAGAATTGGCGGATATAAAACAAAGAATGGCTCTTGATTATGAATTACCACCCTACGATTTTATTGGATAATAATGGCACTAAATCCTTTCTTTCTTCAAGGTTCACCAAATGAACAAAGACTTGTCCAAGAGTTAATCAACGAACAGTTGAGGATTTATGGGGTAGAAGTAATTTATATCCCTAGAAAATTTGTAAGAAGAGAAACCATTTTAAGAGAAATTTCATCATCTAAGTTTGATGATAATTTTGCACTAGAAGCATATGTGAATAATTATGAGGGATATAGTGGGCAAGGAGATATTCTTACTAAATTTGGAATGAGTTTAAAGGATGATTTAAGTTTAATTATTTCCAAAGAAAGGTTTGAGGATTTTATTTCTCCTTTTTTAGAGACAGAAAGTGATGAAGAAATTGTTTTATCATCCAGACCTAGAGAAGGAGATTTAGTATATTTTCCCCTAGGACAAAGATTATTTGAGGTTAAATTTGTAGAGCACGAACAACCATTTTATCAGTTGGGTAAATTATATGTTTATGAGTTAAGATGTGAATTGTTTGAGTATGAGGATGAAGTTATTGACACTTCTATTGATGAAATTGATACTCAAATTCAAGATGAAGGATATATAACAACGTTGAATTTAATTGGACTTGGAATACCTGCAACAGCATTAGCAACCATTGGAACTGGTTATATTAGAGAAATAACCTTGAATAATGATGGATATGGTTATACCTCTCCTCCAACTATCGGCATATCTTCTGCACCTTTGGGAGGAACAAATGCGGCGGCAGAAGCAATTGCAGAATTGAAATCTGGATTTTACGCTATAAAACAGATAGTATTGACTAATGCTGGTACTGGTTATACTGTTGCTCCAAATATCTCAATTATTGGAAATGGTGTCGGTGCTGCTGCCACCTGCGGAATTGAAACCTCACAGTTTGGTGTTATTTCCATAGATCTCTACCAAGATCTGCAATGGACTGGTGGAGTTGGATATTCAACGGCACCTTATGTAAGTATTGTAGGAAATGTTGGTTCTGGAGTAACTGCAACTGCAATATCATCAGTGGTTGGAACTGCTCAGTCTGTATCTTCTATAAGTATTACAAATCCTGGAGTAGGATACACTATTGCCCCTCAAGTTGTTATTGATGCACCACCAATTTTAAGTGGAATTGGAACCTATATCTTTAACGAAATTGTAACAGGATCTAACTCTGGTACAACAGCAAGAGTTAAATCTTGGGATTTTGATACAAAAACTCTTAAAGTTTCTTTTGTTAATAATGTAACTCCTAATGGATTTTTCCCTGGTGAAACAATTACAGGATCAATTTCTAATGCTCAATATTCGGTAAATACTTATAGCAATTGGAATCCTTATGATAATTACGGAGATAATTTGCAGATTCAAACCGAAGCAGAATCTATTTTAGATTTTTCTGAATCTAATCCATTTGGTTCTTATTGATACTATAAATATATAATACGATAATGATTGGATAATCGGGTATAAAAAATGCTAGGGACCTATTTTTATCACCAAATTATTAGAAAGACCGTTACTGCATTTGGAACTCTTTTTAATGATATTTACATAGAACATAAAAATTCATCTGATGTAGCAATCAGTCAGATGAAGGTTCCTCTTGGATATGGACCTATGCAAAAGTTTCTGGCCAGGATTGAGCAGCAATCGGAATTGAATAAGGCAATTCAGATTACTCTCCCCCGAATATCATTTGAAATGACTTCTATTCAGTATGATTCTACAAGAAAGGCAAATGTAACTCAAACATTCAAAACTTGCGGTAATGGTGATACTGTAAAAAAAGTTTATATGCCCGTTCCATATAATATTGGGTTTCAATTAAATATTATGACGAAGTTGCAAGATGATGCTCTGCAGATAGTAGAACAGATTCTTCCAAGTTTTCAACCATCATTCAATCTAACAGTAGATTTGGTAGATTCTATCGGAGAAAAAAGAGATATTCCCGTGGTTTTAGATAGTGTATCTTTTACCGATGATTATGAAGGAGATTATTCAACTCGGAGAACCCTAATATATACTTTAAATTTTACTGCCAAAACTTATCTGTTCGGACCAATTTCTGATAGTACAGAGGGTCTCATTCGTAAGGTTCAAGTTGATTTATATACGAGTACTGATACTACAACTGCCAAGAGAGAAATGAGATATACTCTTGTTCCAGACCCAATTGACGCAGGTCCGGATGACGATTTTGGATTTAATGAAACTTTTGAAACATATGGCGATGCTAAAACATAT